GGATGGTAGAAGCAAAGATGTGGAAATGGGGAATCATCACATCTCCTGTAAACAAGAAAGTCGTAAATATGCAGAACCAGCTTATCGGTCAATCCAGAGAGGCCGGTAAACTCGGATACTATGACCTTCGCAACATCGAGGAACTTATACAGCAGCAGTCCTTATCTGCCCAACCCGCAGGAGTCCGCTGATGGTTACAAGAACACGGCAGGGGGTTCGATGTCCCCATTGCCACAAGAAAATAGGTGACATGCTCGTCGGCACACTACATCTTGTGTGTCCGAGGTGTAAAAAACAGCTTATGCTGAGGTCGGATGGGAGAGATATTGACAGAAAGGGTGTGAATTTCTAGACTTATTACAAATTTACATAAACCTATACAGTGCGCCATGCCGCCAGGACTAGTTCCTAGGCGGCTTTTTTAGTTTTAAGAGGTAAGTAAATGACGATGGAAAATGGATCGGCGGGCTTTGAAAATACCCCGTCACCAGAAGTGGCAACCAACGGGACTGGCCAACTTGCACCCGAGCCAAGTGCAGCTACAGGTTTCGAGTCTGTATCTCCACAGGAAGCGGGACAGCAACAGCCCAGTATCGAGATGCTGCAAGCGCAGATAGCTAAACTTGAGAGTCAGGCCGAAAAAAGGGAGAACGATTACCGCTCTCTCGAAGGCAGGCTCAAGAGTTCTACCAAGGAGACGACTCAGTTCGACGAACTTTCCGAGGGGCTAGCCGTGTTATCAGACACGATGAATGCGTTCATCAGACATCAGGGGACTCAGGATGAAGAGACGTTCAGAGAAGACCTGCAAAAGGTAGAGGCTAACGCCCAGAACCGCAGGATGAACTCCACTTTTCAAAGGACTTCCCAGTTGATGATTGATGAGATCAGCCAGACGGTAAGGGAGGCGGGTCTTGATTTGCAGACTGCACCGGAGCTCGAAGAATTTCGTAATCTCTGGGGACCTGCATTTGAAGGTCAGGATATAGCCGGCCTCTATCAGGCTCAGGCGACCTTTAACAGGGTTATGCGTGAGGTTGAGAGGATGCGGCGTGAGGAAGCGGAGAAAGCCGCCGAGGATAAATTGCAGAAAGCACTCGAGGATCACGGGGTTAACACGCTGGACTTGGATTCAACGACAGCGGCCCCCTCTCCTATGGGCAGCAGTAATTTACTTTCAAGGCTTGGAAATTCCGAAATGGCTGTGACCAGAGATGAAATATCACAGGCGGCCGATGCCCTCAGAAGACAGGGAGTCCGCTTTTAGTCCATATAAGGAGTTTTAGATATGGCAGTTGGTAATACGATTACTGATTCGCTTGCTGATTCTATTCCTACGATGATCGCTTCTGCGAGAATCGTAAGAGAATTCGCAGGTGTTATGCCTAACCTCGTAGACAGACAAAGGTTAGATGCCAATACCGGAACGGTCTGGAATGAAGTTTCAATGGCCAAGCTGAATGCTCAGGCCGTTACAGAAAGCACAGTATTAGACAATCCGCAACAGATGTCTGATACCTTGCTCTCAATTACCCCGACAGTTATCGGTGTACATACTGTCATTACTGACAGGGTTGCCCTGAGAATCAGTGCTAATGCTTATGCTCAGACTGGTTCACTTGCACAGAACGCAATTGAGCGAAAGAAAGACCAGGACGGATTGACCACTTTAGACGGTGCGTCGGTTGAGCTAGGTTCTTCTTCCGCTGCTCTTGATACTAGCGATATCGCATCTGCTGCTTACAGGATTACGTCGAACACGACTGAACCTGCTCCTGCATCAGCCCCGATAAACGCTGTATTCCACGGATTTCAGCTTGCTGACATTGATACACAGTTAACCACACCTGGTATTACCGCTATAGGTTCTCTGGAAACTCAGGCCGGTGCTCCTCTAACGAGTGGTATCGCAGCCGAGGCCTTCCAGAACAGGTACAGGGGCACTATCGGAGGCGCAAGGATATTTGAAGATGGGAATCTGACTATATCCAGCAACGCCGCAAAAGGTGGTGTGTTCAGCCAGATGGGAATCGTCCTTGTAGAGGGCAGGTCTCCATATGTTGAAACCAAGAGATTGCCAGAGCTCGGTGGTGGAGCAACCGCGCTCTATCACTTCGACGAATTTTCGTATGGCGAAAGAAGCGCAGGCTCGTGGTTGTGTGAAGTACACACGGATGCAACTGCACCTGCCGGATAAATATGAATGCTCGGCGTGAGGCATGGACCGCCAGACACGGTCCCATACCAAAGGGCTGGATCGTTCATAACATGAATGGCGATATGGAGGATAACAGGCTGGAAAATCTGGCCTGTATTCCTCGCAAGACAGGAAATATAAGTAAAGTAGTCGCTCCCTACAGGGAACGTATAAAAAAGTTGGAACTACAGTTTCGACGGGAGAATAACTAGAGATGGCACAAAGTGGGTACGGACGAATTGAAATTTTTGAGGACTTCCTTGCAGGTGAAGATATCGTTGCTAATACAGCAGCAACAAGAGCCTTTGGAGGGTCTGGACTTAGGGTTCTCGGACAGGGAATTGCGGAAACTGATTCAGGAATTACTGTAGGTGAGACCGATGCAAATAACGGTGTCGGTATTCTTACAACAACAGACGAAGCAGATCATTCCTGTGGTGTTGCGACATCTCAGTCGTTTGTAGTTGGGAAAATGGCCCCAATAAATATTGAGTGTAGGGTTCAGTTTCCAGACCTTGATACCAAGGAATTTTATTTCGGCTTAACTGATGAAAACGTCGATGCTGAAAACCTACAAGGTTCCACTATTCATGCGGAAACAGTCACGGTCACGTTAAGCGCGGCAAACCTTTGCGGATTTTTATTGTCTGCTGAATTAACAGACGATGAAGACTGGCACATGGTTTATAACGGTGGAACAACTACCGGTGAAACTGATTCAAGAGAAATAGATGCTGACGTAGACGCAGTGGCTGGTGAATATGATGTTTTGAGACTGGAAGTAGCCCCTAATGGTACTGCACGTTGGTTTATCAATGGCGCATTAAAGCAGACGGTAGAAGGGGCTGTATCCACTACTGCTGAACTTGCTGTAATTGCAATGGTAGAAGCTAAAACTGCTGCTATCGAATATGCGTGGCTTGACTACGTGGCGATTGAGGCGAACAGGGACTGGACTGAATAGGAACTATCAGTGGTAACGGTTGAACTAGAAACAACCGACATATGGAGTCACGAGCCTTGCTGGTATCTAGCTGAATTTAACCGGCAGGCTCCTGACTTCCAGAGTGTCAGGCGAATACAGGTCATAACGGTGATCCGTAATGATCAGAAGGTAAAGCTGACACGCGATCTAGGAAACTCCCTGTTATTCGGGGATGAGTTCCAGTTGATATGCGGAGCACCTGACGGAAAGGGTGGAGGAGAGGCTTTATACACGGTAGAAGAGGCTCTTGAAATGGCAAGGCAGATGAACCTGTCACCGCCCTCAAAGCCTGAAGTTGAACCAAAAGATTGGAACAAAATCTTCTGGGACAACGTGGAAGAGAAAGAAAAATGGAAACGTGGTGCGAGTGTATTCGGACCACAATTTGTTAAACAGAGGAACGCATGACAACAAATAACGAACCCGCAATTGAAGAGATGATGAGAGATGCTGAGATAGCAGAAGAACCAGGAGAGTTAAAACCTGGTGTCGCAATAGGCCAGAGTGACGGCATGACAATGACAACGTCAGAGTTGCAGTCCGCTGGCTATGTTTACGTATACAACACAAAAACAGGCAATCGTTCTGTAATCAACCGGAACATGCTTCAACAACAACTGGAAAAGCGCCATGAAGATGGCTCCTTTGCTTTCTCAACAAGAAAACCTGAAGGAATAGAACCTGTTGTAGGAACTCTCAATTGCTTTCTTCATGCCAGTGATCCCAGCAGGGAAAAATATAACAGAATGGGACTTGTTACATGCACAAAGGAAGGGTTCTTTAACGAGATGGACAGGGAGCGACATTTACGCTTTCGGCATCCAAGGGCATACGCAACTCTTGAAGATGAGAGAACAAGATCAGAGCGTGAAACTGAAAGGCTTGAGCGGATAGCCCTCACAGAAACAATCAGGAATATGACACAGACAGATAAGAAAGGTGGTAAAAATGCCTAGCTTTAGTTTTTCACCAATCGCTAACAGTCTTGTCACACAGGCCGTAACAGATACAGCCGGTGGCATAGGGTCTGGCAATATACCTTCTGGAGCTCGATATGCGGAAGGATATGTGAGGACAGCAAGTGTGGTCGAAACCCGTGATGGAACTACCCCCACTGCGACCAAGGGAACAGAATGGGATGAAGGAGACATTGTTCTTTTGAGGTCCCGATATGAAATCGTAAACTTCAGTGCTATTGAAAAGACATCTACGGATGCGGCAATAGACTGGCAGTTCTACAATCGGGCGCCTAATTAAATGCCATCAGGAACATTTCTCCCACCAGGAATAACGACTTCTAACGTCAAGATATCCACGGGCGGTAGTGATAACCAGGTATTAACCGCAGTCGATGGAGAAACCGCTCAGGGCGAACCTAACCTCACGTTTGACGGAACTGATTTAGTTATAGCTTCAGGAAGTCTTCAGGTTCGTACCATTGATTATTCCGATGGTGATAATGCCATGACGATAGCTGATGGTGGAGCAGTTACATTTGCACAGGCTACTACCATTAGTAAGGCTGCTGCTAATGGAGATATTTATCTACATATAAACAATTCAGATGGAGTATCTGATGTAGATTCTTCAGCCTCTATATTTTTAAGTGCTACTGGTACTAATACTAATAATG